TGCCTCCGCCGTTGGCACCGCCACCGCCGGATTGATTGCCTTTAAGAAGTGATGCAAACCGCTCGTTGTTCTTGAACTCCGTAGCCAGGTCATCAACCGTCGAAACGGTCAGGTTACCCGATGCGTCCAACACCTTGATGCCCTCATCGGTGGACTTCAGCCGCTTGCCGATGATGTCGCTCAAGATCTCAGCGTTCGGGCCGTCAGCTAGCCCCGTTGCGATCTTCAGAGCAGCGGTGTTCTGCTTCTCGTTCGCTATGGTGCCCTTCAGGCCGTCCAAGTCCTTCTGGAGCCCTTGCCGTGCTTCCTCGCTCGACTTGTGCAACTGCTCGAAGTCTCCGCCCTTACGTGCTGCGGCCTCCGCCGCCTTCCGTGCTGCTTCGTCTGACGTGGCTTTGTCGGCTTTCGCCTTCTTAGTCTCGTCGAGTAGCGTGTCCATCTTGCCTTGCATAGCCGTGGATGCGGCGGTCAACGTACCCACACTCTCGGTTAGCTTGGCGTTCTCAGCTTGCAGTGCTGCGATCTCTTCTTCAGTTAAAGGCATATCATTTAATCTCTGTCGTTTAGGTCACAAACCAAGGCGTCACAAACGCCTGACGTAATATTATAACATTACGCGAATAAGTGGAAATATTCGCTTGCGAACGGCTGGGCGGCGCGCTATTGTCATTTGTGTCAGTTAACGAACGGAGAAACGAAATGACCCTATTCGGTTGGACATTCGACGAGTGGGCCTGCGCATTCCACTGGCACCCGGTGCGAGGCGAGATAACGTTTAAGAAGGCGCTGCGGACTCGTAACGCATGGATGAGGCGCAATTTTGGGGCATCGCCCCAACCGTCTGCAATCGCCCTGCTCGGCACCACTCAAATCAAGTATGACTTTGAAGCCGCGACGGCGTTATTCAAACTGCCGCTTACCTCGCAAGCGTGGCGGGTGTAGCGCCCGCACGCGGAACCAAGCGAGCGCCCACCGCGTCGACCCTAGCCCGCTCAAACGCTAACGGCTCCAGCGCCTGCAGTTGCTCCAGCGTGTACACCACGCCCGTCTCATTCCGGAACCGGTCCACCGTCAAGCCGCCGTCGCGGAACAGCTTGGCGCGGGTCGGCCCTAGCGCCTCATCCTGGAAACCAGACGTCTGCTGCTTCAGCCACTCGCCGTATGTCGTTTCCGGCGTAATCTTGCCGGTGGGCTTCTTAAAGCCGGGCAAGCGTTTTTTCTGGAACTCGTCAGCCACCGCCGGCGCAATCGTGCTCCGGCAATTCCAGTGCGCCGGAGGGAGCGGCCCCCGTCCGATCCTGTATGTCATGCCGTCTCGACCACCGCAGATCAGTGTCGTGCGCAGGTCCAGCACGGCGACCCACTCGTAGCCTTCCAGAAGCCCCGCATTCTCTTCCAGGGCGGCGTGCCGGGCACGGCTTGACGTGTGGTTTACGATGGTGCGGGTGAGCGTATCGGCGTGGCGCTTCTGCCTGGTGTCGATCAGATCAGACACTACGCGGCTGATCTCCGGCAGCGTGGCGCCCTGGCCGACCTGATCGGCTATGACCTGGCGGATCTCTCTCGACTTGGCGCGGCTGAACGCGGCGAGGGCTTCATCGATGGTCAGCTCTGCGGGTCCAACCGGCGCGGCCATGCCGGTGCGCAGTACGGCCGCCTTGAGAGTGGCGTCCGAGGGCTGCACCGCCGGAACGGTTGACGCCTCGGTGATCATGTTAACGCTGAACGCCGCCTCATCTGCGGCCAGTTCGGTTATTTGTTCAATGACGCGCCGCGACAGGCTGTTGAGCCGTAGTTCTATGGTGCTCTGGGCGCGGCCCAGCACAGCCGCCACCCGATCGCCGCGTAGGTCTGACGGCTGTGCGGCAAATATGCGCTCGATGTCCTTGCGCATCTCGTCGAGGATCTGCTGCACTTCGCCTGACAGCCCGCCCGCGAACCGCTGCAGGAACACAGCGTGACGGGCAGACGCATCGATCAGGAACGAATCCGCGACCGTCACAGCGGAGGACGCCCCTCGTTCTCGCCGTCGATATCTTCGTCGGTGCGGTCGTGCTCGATCCAACTGGTTTTACGCAGTCGGCTGCGTAAGTCAGACTGAGCGATAGCCCCCCGGTCGAGTAGCTGCACGCCTGCCGTGACTTCCTGCGGCGATAGGGTGGCGTCGAAGTATTGCTTGTTGGTAACGACTGACACTTCGTCAGAGGTGCCTTGGAACTCGCCCGCCCACTTGATCGCAGTGGTCAGCGCCTCGTCCCAGTTACCGGCCAGCATCGCTAGTTTGCTGTTCTGGCCGCCGAATCGGATTTTAGCTGCTTCGGCTGTCTCTACGCCGCTCGAATCCTGAATGATCCGGGCGCCGATCATAATCATCTGCTGTTCTTTCCGTTCCATACCGACTGCGGGCATAGAGTTCGGGTCCGCCTGCAGCAATGAGCCGCTGCCACCGTCTGGTAGCAGTATGGCCGTGCGGCTGCCCAGCATTACGCCGCCTTTCAAGATGTCATCGACCCAGCTCTGCGACAGTCCGGAGATCACCGGCGTCGGCTGGCCGACCATGAATGACGATTCCTCATAGTCCGCGCTGTTGCGGTAGTGGCTCACGTTCACGTTGGCCAGGTCGAGCAGCACGGATTTATCCGGCGTAGGGTCGTTGTTCTGGCTGCCGATGAACTGAAACGGGATGATCGACCACGCCGTGCCGTCAGACTTGGTCGGTATGATCATCTCGCCGATCGGCTTGTCGTTCTCGTCGTACAGCTGCTGCGCGTACACGCCATCAATCAGCGCAAGTGCGCGGTGGTACGTGACCTGCTCAACCTCGAAGTCGTCGTTGCCCTGTATGTCGACCAGCTCTTTCAGCACAACGAGAGTTAGCATCGTGACCGTGCCGACCGTCTCAAACCGCCAGTTGACGATCGATTCGGCAGGGTACGTGCTGATTGTGGCGCGCAGCCCGCGCGCTTCGACCTGCGCCTGCGTCAGGCCGGCAGGCGCTTCGGGGTAGTCAGTCAGCAGGCCGTAGCGGCCCGTTTCCATCGTGTCGGCGATGCCGTCCTTTAGCAGCTGCACAATGCCTGTGCCGCCGCCGTCAGCGTTGTCGTTCAGGAACTCCAGCCCCGTCGGCAGCTCAATGGTCGCCGGCTTGCGGAACACCATCCCCAGCAAGCCCTCTTTCGTGAAGCCTGTGAAATTGACGAACGACGCCCGCAGCCTGTACGCCAGATAGCGCTCCAGGTTTTCTTGCGAGCTGTCGCGGGCGTTTGGTGCGGGCAGATACCGCGTGCCGTCAGCCGTCAGTAGGCCGACACCGAGCGCCTGGCTGCCTGACCGGTCGCGGCGCAGCTTGATAGCGTCCTCGCCTTCCACGCAATCGCGCACCAGCTCCCAGCGCTGCAGGTTGCTAATGTAGTCCGGGTGCTGCGTCGATGCTGGCATAGTTAGGCTTTCCCGCTCTCAGACAGTGACAGTCGCAGCGTATCCGACGCGCCCATGGTGGCTTTGTACACGAACCCTTGAGCCACGCGAATAGTGCCCTCTGCGTCTGCCGCGAACGACCCGGCAGTGACCGCCACGAAGTTGGCCCCTCCGTCATCGCTCACCAGCAAAACTATCGGCCCGGTCGTAACGGAAGCCACGAAGGAGTATAGCCCCTTCGGCAGATCGGGGATTACCCGCTCGTCTGTAAAATCGATTGTGTCAGCCATGCGTGCTACTCCGGTTTAGTTGGTCGGGCGCCTTGCACAACGCCGCCGATGACGTGATCGCGTAACGCGTTACGGTAGGTGCGCCATTGCGGCTTAGTCGCCGTGACGCGGCCGTGGCTGTCGTCATGCTTCAATACTTCAATGTCGGCGGCCGATAGCTCTGACGCCACCCAGGACACCTCACCGGCTGCAAGCTCGTCGGCAGTGAACGCCCGGTACTCACGGTAATACGTGCCGTCGATCAGCACGGCGTTTCCTGTCGGCGTGTCGCCATCGGCGTTGTCTGTATACTCTGCGGCCCCAATGTACGCCATAACGCCAGCGGTCAGTGGCGGGCGCAGCGTCTTAAACTGCGGGTATCTCTTGGCGAAGTATCCGACGCTGCTGATGGGCAGCCCCGGTTCGTTCGTGTCTACGTAATCGGTCATGCGCCTACGCCTCCGTTGAATAGTGCTGTTCTCTCATCACTAGTGAGCTGCCGGTTAAAAGCCCGTATTTGATCACCGTCAAAGTGGGCGTTTACTGTACCATTCTCATTCCTATCCGCGCCAAAAGATGTCTGGGTACTGGCTCTACTGGTGTCTAATGAACTGCCAGTTATGATAGATACGTCATCTTTAAATACTTCAGTAGTTGTAGGGGTGCCTTGAATAATGAATAGGTGATAACCATCAAGCTGTGCGCCACCGAGCTTCTCTATTTGTGTAAATGTTGTAGCGCCTGTAGCAATATCAAGCCTAATATCATCAATATTTACCTGACGGAACATTAATTTAATGTTCCTGGCGCCGGGAGTCCCACCCTGACCTATCCCAAAAATCCGGCCGTCTATCTTTAGGGTGTTCAAGTCTACCCATAAACATATGCTGTAATCACCAGTACCCATAAATACATCAGGTAAGTCTACTTGATTACCCATTGTACCGGGGAACTGGAGGGCGTTACCGATGTGCCCGCTGATAGCGGGTACCGTACCGACTATAGTTGCATCGTTACCGTTAGGGCTTTCGTCGGCTAGAGTAGTCCCGCTTCGATTGTCCCCCGTATACATGGTGATCAGGTCGGGGTGGTCTGTGTCAGTGATCAGTGCCTCGCCCGCTGACGGCAACGTTGCGCCGATTGTCGCGCCGATTGTCGGTATCGTACTGGCGGCGATTGTGGTCATCGAGCAAACCTCACTTTCAGCGATGTCGCTGGCTGTTCAATTGACCACTCATAGTCGACCATGTAGCCGATCGCGGTGGTTATGTGCTGGTACTCGTTCCGGTCATCCTCCTGGAACGTGCTGCCCTTCTGCAGCTGTACCGTCGCCAAGCCCTTGTGATTATAGGGCGCGGCGGCTGTGTTGACAAACAGTGACGAATGGCCGTCCGCTGTCAGGATCTTAGCCCGCACCGCGTTCTGCCTGTCTTTGATCGCCGGGTGCTTCCGCTTCACCTTCCGCGTGAACCGCCACCCGTTGTCGCGCAGTACCGCTTCCATCTGCGTGTAGTCCGATTCCTTGCCGTGTTTCTCGCCAGCCTTACCGGCCGGGTCGCCGTAGATTATGACGTGCTTGTTATCGTGGCTCTTGTACTTCTCGACGAACTCCTTAGCGCTGTCGATCGTGTCGGCTGACTCTAGAATGATCTCGTCGAGCAGGTACAAGTCGTCTTTGTTACGCCGTACAGCGATGCCTGATGACATCGGCGTGAAGTTAAAATCGTGGTACCACAGCAGCTGCTCGTGCGGCTTGATCGTCTCAGTGGTGTGGTTCGCAAGGCCGTAATCTTCATAGATCCGGCCGGTCGCCGTCTCGAATGACGCCTCGAATTCTTGCTTGTACTGCTTCGGGCTCATCGAGCGTTTAGCCGCAGCGATCACGTCGTCGGGCAGGATATCGGAGGACGGCCAGTGGTACAGCTTCCAGTGCGGATCGCCTGACGTCTTGGCGTATTCGGCCATGTCGTAGAAGTG